GCTGGTTTTACTATGGCTGCTAAAGCTGAACCTAATAATCGTCATGGGCGATATGGGTCGAAAGAGAATTCTGCTGCATTCGATAAGTTTAGATTTTTCACTATCGGATTTATGACCGGATTATGCGCAGAACAACACCTATTTAAGTTTCGCTCTCGTGTTGAAAGAGGTAAAATGATTAAAATTGGTCTTCGTTGGTGGCATGGTGGCGCTCAAAAGTACTATTACCAAATGCAAGGAGATGATCCCTATATGCGTTTCTTTGATGGGGATTTTAAAAACTTTGATATGCGAATCCATCGTATTTTGATGGAATTGTATTGCATTTGCGGTGGAATTTATTTCGATTTCTCGCGAAACCGTCCAGAGGATCGTGCGTACAAGCTTCTTCTTAAAGCTACGATTAAGTGGCTTACTCAACGTCTCACGCACATGTTTGGTGACATATGGAAGATGATTATTGGCTGTATGCCATCAGGTGCATGGGACACCTCGCATGGTGATTCGTGGATTTGTGGGTTTTTATTTTGGCTGTTCTTTGAGCTTCAATTCGAACTTAACCCGCACCGTCGTGTTAACATGAACTATTATTTCGCTAATGGCAAAGTGCATTTTTGCTGTTATGGCGATGATCATAATGGCAGTTCTCACGTGGGTATCGTAGAACTGATTAATGAAACCGCTTTTGCAAGATTTGTTGCTCGAATTTTTGGTATGGAAATCCAAGAAATTCGTAACAATGTTGAATTTCTTTCTGAACCTGATTTTGGTGGTGGCTTACGATCTCGTGGGATGGTATTTTTGCAGCGTTATTTCATTCGACGCCCCAAGCATTTCCCCAACACCACTGCTCATATTCTACCGTATCGACCAATTACCAAGTATTATTGGAAGCTCCCTTTCTGTGCTAACGGCGTTAGAACCGGCATGGATTTTCTCCTTGCCTGTTGTGGTAGCGCTTATGACACCATGGGTACAAACCTTGTTGCGTACGAGTTCATTCGCCACGTGTTTTACTCTGTATCTCTGGTGCTTGGCGTTTCCACTGCTGAAATCCGTAAGCATTATGAACAGCGCTTGAACGACCCCAAAGAGCGTGACTTCACCAAGATCATGATGAAGGCCAACGTTACCAAGGAAGATCTTCTCAATGGTTTTCCTTCTATGGAAGGGTTGATCAAGTTGAACGTTTATGATGCCGATTATCTTGAGGATCATGATGATGCTTTTGACATGTACACCAATGTCAATTGATCTAGTTGTCATTTCTCTCAAAAAAA